GGGATCGACGGAGACGTCGCCATCGCGGATCAGGTCGCCTTCCTTGAAGATGGCGTCGCCGATCCTGGCGAGGCGGTCCGCGAGCCAGGTCTGGACTTCGTTCAGCTCGCGGCTTTGCAGGCCGTCACCGGCGCGGAACATCAGCTCTGCATAGCCGGAGGCCGAGTTGTAGAGATTGTAATAGCGGTCGAGCGCCACGGGTGGGCCTCCTGATCAGAACGTGACCACGAACTCGAAGGTCTCGCGGGTCGAGGGTTGGCGGATGATCGGGACGGTGTTCTGCACGATCAGCAGGATGCCGGGATCGGTGATGGCGGCGGGCTCAAAATACCGCAGCCCCGCCGGCAGGGCGGGATTGGTGGTGGTGCCGACAAACAGGCCTTGCTCGCGGATCACCGCATCGGGGGCGTCCTCGAACTCGAAGCGCACCCGCACGAAGAGGTGGTTGGTGGGTGTGGCCGACAGCGTGAAGCGGCCGGTGGGGGCGACAATCGCGCCTGCATCATCCGCGACGACAAACGCCACTTCGTCCACCGCACGGCGGCCGAGCTCACCCAGCAGGGAAGTCTGAGTGACGTCCGGCGGGGGTGTGTCGATGGTGTAATCCACGCGGACGGTCGCCTCCGTGGTGATACCGCCTGTGACGATCCGTGTGATCCGGCCGGTGGTGGCGTCCACGGTATACTCTGTCCCGGCCGCATAGGTCGTGGTTCCCTCCGCAGAGGACAGAACCACGTCGGAGACATGGGTATTCGGCAGCTGCAGCACATCGTTTGCGCCAAACGTCAGGGTCAATTGCGGGGCGGTGCTGCCCCATTCGGTGTTGCCTGTGCCCCAGGCAAGATGGAGCGGGCGCTGGCGGATTGCGTCCGCCAGGGCTGCGCGCCCCGAGCGCGTCATGATAGCCATTAGGCCTCCTCGTCAGTCTGTGTTGGCTGTGTCCGTGCGATGCATGGCCCCGACGAGCACCTGCACCTCTGACCAAGGCTGGTCGACATAGGTGAGCGGCAGCCAGAACTGCCCGGCGTAAGGTGTGTCTCCGGTCACTTCACTGAACCGGATGGGAGAAGCCGCCGGATCATAGACATCAGGCAACAGTGCTCGAGATGGATTGGTGGGCGTCAGGGCGAGACCGTCGCCCACCGCCCGCGCATCAGCCCGGCGCACCTGTCCGGGAATGAAGCGGTCCTCGTCAGAGACCCGCGCGTCGGCACGCAGCACATCGCGCACGCGCACCGCCACCTCGTAGGTCTCGGCAGCAAGCGCCCGCGAAGGCTGAGCGTACCAGACCGGCGGTAAAGTTCGCGGCGTTTCCGAAAGGCGATAAACCTGCGACCGGCCGCCGATGACTTGGGACCAAACCGTGTCGCGCCATCTGAATGTGACGTGCGGCACTGGCACGAGCGCAGATGCGACGGCCCTGCGCTCGAACATCTCCGTGCGCCGGGTGCGCCGCACATCGGCCGGGGTGCCAGAGACCGCAGCCTCCTCGGAGAGTCGCCTGCGCCCCTCGTAGAATACCCAATCCACCGGGGGTGTTCGGCTGTTGATGTCGCCGAGGCGCATCCCTTCCGAGAGCACCATCTGTGCCCGCTGGAACTTGTGCACAGGCTCGAAGTCGGCCGGCTCGTCCGGGACGCCGTCGGCATTGGCGAGCGTGAACAGGTGCGCGTGATAGATAAACGGGTTGGGCGTCGCCCGGTCATCGTTGAGCCTGCTGTCCGACAGAACAAACCGGCCCGGCAGGAACGCCCGCCCGACATGGTCGACGAAGATCCCTGCATGTGTCCGTACCTCAGGCGCTGGCACAGTCGTGGGAAACACGCGCCCAAAGGACAGGCGCGTCTGCCCGTCGGTGTGACGCACGCCGCTGTAATCGCTGAGCAGCCCGTCACCGAGCCGCGTGTCGTCTAGCTTGATCCGCCGCAGGTCATAGCCGTGGAAGATGCGCGCCAGCCGCGATCGCGCCGGTGCAGACAGGCGCGCCAGGGCGATCAGGTCGTCGATGTCCTCAAGCGGGGGCACCGCATTCGTGTCGATCTGGAACGCGGCGAAGTGCTGCCCCGGCTCCTCCTGGAAGACCTGAACCCCGTCGAGATCGCGCCAGGAAAAGGCAAGGCGCAAGGCCTCCGGCGTCCCGCGCAAGCGCTGCCAGCGAATACCCTCCCGCAGTGCCCGTTGCGGATCGCTCAGATAGGGGAGGATGTCTCCCAGGCCGAATTCCCAGATCAGCCAGGGCACAAACGGATCAAAGCCGTCGAGCTTGGCCCGGGCGTTGGGCCGGATCGCCGGGGCGCGGGCATCCAGCGCCGTCGCTTCCTCCATCGCCCGCTCAAATGTGGTGGCACCCGGTGGCAGTAACGACTGCGTGGTCATCGGTCCCGCCCGCCGAAGGTGATCTCAACCGATCCCAGCGCCGCGCACTGCTCCTCGGTAATGATCGTATCACCAGACGGAAAGGCCAGTTCGACCCGCTGCACTCCCGAAGGGTGGAGCTGCGCGTTGATCCAGGACCGGGTCAAATCCCAGCCAAGCCCGCGCGCCGCCGCAAAGCGCGCGGGGAAGTCGACGCGCAGCTGGTCGATCACCTGAGCGGGGGTGTCGGGATAAAGAAAGACCCTGGCCGCCACATCCACGGGCACGATGCTGGCCGAGACCACCTCGACCGTGTCGGTCAACACGCGCACGTCGTCGCGCAGCACAACTGCCCGCACAGCCGTGAGCAGGTCCTCGGACGAGGCCCCGTCGCCCTCGGCGGAGAGCACGGCAATCCGCACGATGCCCGCGCTTGGGGAAGAGACCGCCGCATCGGAGACCCGCTCGTCCGCCGTCAGGGCCCAGTACCGGTAATGCGCGGCACCACCTGCGTTGGACCAGCCCTGGATGCGCTGTTGCACCCGCAGGCGCAGCGCCGTGTCGGTCTCGTCCGTCAGGCGGATGACGCCGTAGAAGCTGGCGAGATGGTCAAGATCAGTGGTCCCCGCAAAGGCCAGCAGGTTGGCGCGCGCCGCGTCATTGACCCGTTGCCGCAGCAAGAGCTCGCGATAGGCGCAGACCTCGAGCAGCTTGCGCGCAGGCTCGCTTTGCAGGTCGATCACCGGCGCAATCGGCGGGAAGCGCGCCACCAGATCGTCGCGCATCGCCCGCAGGATGACCTCGAAGTCCAGCTCCTCGATGACGCCCGGAGCCGGGAGCGAGGACAGGTCGATCGTGCTGATGGTGCTCATGGCGTTCCCTTGTCTGCAATCGCGAGACCGACCTCGTCGGCATCAATCACGAGGCTGCGCAAACCGGCGGAGGTGGGATCGCCCAGCAGGGCTCGGGGGCGGTATTCGCCAGAGATCGAGAGGCGCACCACCCCGTCCCGCGCGACATCCTTCAGTCCAATCTCCGTCACCTTGAATCGGGGCTCCCATTGCTCGATCGCCGAGGTGAAGGCCGCAAGAAACAGCGGCACCTCCGACCTGTTGATCTGCCGCCCGAGCAGCGTGGGCACAAACGAGCCGTACCATTCGCGCATGACGCGCGCGCCGAACCGCGTCGTGAAGATGTCCTGCAGGGACTGCACTACATGCGGCCAACCCATGAGCGTGCCCCCCGAGGCCGCGTTCAGGCCAACCGAGGGGCTGTTGTCATTTGGCACCATGTCGAATGCGTCCCATTGACCAAGGACCGGTCGTTCACCGGAAGCCGATCCAACCAGTAGAACGCGACTCGAGTGAACCGATCACAATGAAAAAATGCATGTATTGCGGCGGCACTGTCCGGGAGACCGATGAGACCTGCCCGAACTGCGAAGAGCCCACAGCACCCATCCTACGGAAGAAACCGGCTCCAAAGGGACCCGTGTTCCAGACCACGCGGACGAAGCAAGACGGAGAGGCAGACACAGCTGACAAAGATGACGGCTGAGGGCCGCGGTTTACTGCTTCGGAGACGCACCGCGTTCTTTGCTGATTTTAGCCTGGCCATCACCGTTCTTGGGTCTTGTTGCCGTTTGGCTTTGCGCTGCATCGCCAATGTGCTCAGGCGCATCGGTGTTGACGTCCAGCAGCCGTCGGAACGTGTCAACGACTTTGAGACAGTGGCCTTTGGAATTTAGGCTTGGGTTTCTTCGGTTGGTTTTGGTGGATTGATCCAGACAGCGGTCGGGATTTGAGGCGGTTTTGG